TACCAGCATATCTAAAGAATCCATTTTCTGACATCCAGTATGCAGCACCATCAACTTCTACACAAGCATTCTGTCCAACGAGTCCACAGTTAGTTCCAACTTGTGCAAATGCAAACGTAAAAGGTTGACCAACAAAACGTTGTGTAAATAAAGCTGTGTCAGTCCAAATATAAATTGCATCACGACCTCTGATTGCTCCTCTGATCTGTGATCCGTCAGCCAGTCTTTGTGTACCAGCTGTATTAGTTGCCGTAGGCACATATGTATTTATATCTTCTTGATCAGAAAATCTTATAAACATATCATCTTGTGTTGTTGTATCACCTATGGTTGTTTCTGTTCCAAAAAATACTAAGTGACGATCCGGTGTAGATACCAACATATGTCTTGATGCTGTTGGCGCGCCAGTTATAATTGTAGCTCTTGTATCCGTTGCATTTGATAAACTAGAGTCCCATTGAAAAACAGCACTATCATGAATTAAACAAATAGCTTTGTCACCAAAATTATCTAATGACCACATTCCTGGTTCAAGGACCAAGTCTCCTGATGCGGCTTCACCCCATGCAACATAGTCTGATGAGTTTGTAACAGTGTCTCCACTGTTGTGAGCTGCTCTTGTTGTATTTCTAACATTTCTTGTAATACCTGTTAAATCATTTCCCGATACTCCTGTATAAGAAATTTCTTCAGTTCCAACTAAAATAAAATTTGTTCCTGAACTTGGAAAGTTAGTAGTGCTTGTTAATGTAATTGAAGTTCCTGATCCACCAGTACCATTAGCATCATTTAATAATGCACCATTTAATGTTGTTGTAATAGCCGATGTATCTTCTCCACCCCAAGACCCTAATCCATAACCAAAACCTTGTGCTTGAACAGCTGGACCTACAGTATAATATTTTTGAATTCTTATTCCTCCTGATGTTGTGGCACCAGATCCACTTTCATTAGATGGCATTGTAATTGTTAGTGTTGTATTAGTTGGTGTGGTTACAACCATAAATTTTTTATCATCAAAATCAGAAGCACCAAAATTAGAATTAGTAATAGCTGAAAAATTATCCGCTAAAAAAATATCTCCAGGAGTCATGTTATGTGCACTGGAAAAAGTTATAGTTACAGTCGGTTGTCCGTTAGTTGTAGTAAATGCGTTTGTAAGAGTTGTTGTTGTTTGAATAGGATGTATATCATAGAATACACCCCCTGAATATGCATATAAAATTCTGTTTGTACCAATAATTGCATACTTTCTACCCAAACTATTAACAAAATGATGAAGCCCTCTACCAGCTCCTGTTAATTCGTTTTGCCCTGTTCCACCTAATTGATTCCAACCACCTATTTTTTCAGGAGTGCCATATCTAAATCTAACATTATCACAATCTACCCATTGACCCTCTGCGCCCGTGGGTGTGATTTGTTTATTAATACCTGGCTGAAATCCTATTTTTTGTAACATAACCTTTGTATAACAGACTATTTATGTGCTGTAAATATTGTCTATTTCTCTATATAGTTAATATTAATCAAAATACGCCTATCTTGATCAGTTTGACTGACTGCTCTATGTTTTAAAGAGGCATCAAATATAACTATTTTATTTTGCACAGACTCTACTTTTTCACCTTGTTCAAACTCGGTGTAACCATTATTTGTGTTAATATAGAATATAGCTGTTTTGTGATTGTATTTATTTTCTCCATCAGCATCATCTGTGTGATAACAAGACATGTAGGGCTCATGTTTTTTTACATATAAATTTGCTCTCGCAAACATTAAAGATTTAACATTATCTAATGAAAATAATAAAGGCTCCATGATGCTATCGTAATATCCAGATCTAGGTTGATTGTCTGCATAAAACAAATGAGAAAAATAAGGATCATCTTTTTTTTCTTTATTTTTAGTTTGAGAAATTTGATAGAACCATGCAAAATTAGAAGATGTAATTTCTTTAAATATTTTTTCAAAAACGTCCGGTAATAAAAAATTATCTATTGTTTTCATTGAGTTTCTGGTTCTGCTTTTACTGTGTAATTAGCTGCTATTGAAATACGTTCAACATCTGATTTAAAAGGATAAACTAAATGTCTAAGTGATGAAGGAAACATAAAAAAATCTCCCTCCTCAGGAAAAAATGATTTTTGATGTATACTATATTTTGAAGGCTCTCCTGATAAGAATTGTATACAACCTGGTCCTGATGCACTTCCAATATATGCTTTATTTTCTTTTTTTAATTCTTCAGGAATATCTAAAAACAATACACTAGAAAAATCACATCCAGTATGTATGTGTGGTGGATTAAACTCTCCTGCTTTCATATAATTAACCCAAGCAGCAGTTACAAGAATATCTGCACCTTTTTTAAAATTGTACCATTCTTTAGCTGCTTGATTAAAATCACTTAGATAAGGAACTATTATTTCTAAATAATCTCTTAACTCTATTGTATATTCATGTTCTATAATACCTGCTAAAGATTTTCTATGATCTAATTTTGGGTCCTTACGACAAATACTTCTAAGTTTTTTTAAATGACCTGGTAATACTTTTGTATGAAATAATAATGGACCCCAATAAAAAAACTGCCAACTCATATTTTTACAACCATTCTTTTACGTATTAGTTCTCCATTTAAATTTCCTTTATTATCTTTTCTAAACCAATCAGGTAAACCTAAATGAAATCTACCATCATATTTATCATGTTCTGTAAAAGTTCCTTTTTCATTATAATGTAAAAAAACTTGAACACAGTCTTCTCCTTCAAAAGGTTTTCTCCAATGTTCTAAATCACATCCACGATAAACTAACATGTCGCCTGGATTTAAATTAACTTCTATTCCTTTACTATTTGCTCCACCAGTTGGGTCTAAATAAATAGGATAAGGTTTATCAAAACCTAAAGCCATGGTTGTTGATATAGCACAACTAGGTCTATCTTTATGTCTTTCAAGTTCATCTCCTTTTCTATAAATACGAGTGTATGAATACATGGGTGCTAAATCTAAACCAGTATGTTTTTTCATAATTGGATGCATCCAAGCTAATAATGTTTCCATAGCAACATCTGAGTAATGAGAATATGTGCCTGGCACTTGATCATCATCCCACCGTCCCCATTCAGTAGTAGTATTATCTGCAACTCCATATTTAAACATTGTGTATGATACCTCTCTTTTTAACAAAAGATAATCAGTAAGAAATCTTGCAATTACTTCAGGAATAGCTTCTTTTATAATTATATATCTGTCTTTTTTAAAGTTCATGTTTTGTATAAAGGTATATAGTTATGTAAAAATTTATGAGTAAACTCATGATATCTTCTTAACACACCAACAGGTATAATATCAAATGCTATGGTTACTCTATGTTTTTCATTTAACCATGGTGAGCTTCTATGTTTGTCTCCATCTGATTTTCCAAAAACACATAAACCATCTTTACTTGTAATTCTTAATATATCCTTTTGATCAGGTAGTTTGTAATCTGTATACGAATCATGTTCACCTTCTGTATGAACACAATAAAAACCGTGGTATGTTTTAAACTCTCCTTCCCAATGATTATGCCAACCTATATTTTTTTCTTTTGCATATAAATTAACCCAACATCTTACGTAATATTGTTCTGCTGGATCTATAATTTTATTAATACTAAATGAAAGAGTAGTATATAATTTTTGTAATTGTTGGCATGGAAAACTAAACAAATTATATTCTGTGTGATAATAAGCAGAAATACTACCATACTTGTTATCTCCAACAGCAGGAAATTTTTCTTTCAATTCTTTCTCTACTTCATAACAAGTTAATAGTAATCTTTTGTTATTTATGCCTGGATATTTAAACAACCATAAATAATCTTTTACAACGTTTTCTACTTCATAATTAGAATAATTATACTCCATACTCTAACCACCCTGTAATAATATATTTATCTTCTGTTAAAGGAGAATTACCTCTATGTGTATGAGTAAACCCGCTAGGCCAAATTAAACAAGTTCCTTGAGTTGGTTTATATCTTTTCTTAACATATAAAAACTCAGTTTCTCCACCTTCTTCTATATCATTTAAATAAACCGTAAAAACTAAAAGTCTATCTCTCGTAACTTTTGATTCATGTTCCGTGTGCCATACATGATAGCCTTCTCCTGGAGAAGTTTTTTGTAATTTAAAATCATAAATTGCATGTTTCTCTACCCTGTTTAATATAGAAAATTTAGATGCGTATTGATCATAAAGAGGAAAAAATATGTCACTAAACTCTTTCATAAAATAAAAAGGTAAATTTATAGATTCTAGATTATCAAACACAGATCCTGGTATGCTAACACTTTCATCAGTTATTTCGGTTTTATTTCTTCTAAAAGTTAAACCTGATTTTTTGTAAGTTTCAAACACTTTTATATATTTTTCACAAAACTCTTTTGAAAAAGAGTTTTCAAATATTCCTATAAAATTTTCTTCTTTCATTATACAAATGGCTTTCCGCAAGACCATATCACCAAACTATATCTATGTCCTTTAGTGATTGGTTTTACTCTATGATATAAGTGACTTGGAAATACAATTAATGTACCTGCTTTTTTAACTTCTTTACAATCTATTATTCTGTCAGATTCTTTTAAAGTAGGATTTGTACTATAAAATTCTAAACCACCTCCTTCGTACTCTGAAGCGTCATTTAAAGAAAGAATAGCAGATAGCTTTCTTATTTTACCGTGTTTATGTTTGTTTTCAGGAACATCATAAGGGTCATCCCAACAATCTATGTGCCAATTATAAAATTGATTTAGATTATATTCGGTAAATTGCATTGGCTCTGTATAGTCAATTTGAAAATTCCATTTAGTATTAATATTCGCTTTTGCCATCAAAGGTAATACTACATCATACACCCAGCTATCACTGAAAAAACTTACGTTTGAATTTCTAGTTTCTTTTTGTAATTCTTTTTCTTTTTTAGTTAAAGTCTCTTTGCCACTAAAATCACCAGTTCTACCTAAAAAAGTTTTTTTGCTTTTTCCATGTTCAATTACTTTTTTACAAAATTCAGAGGTAATTTGTGTATCAAAAAACCAATAAAAAAATTTTAAATTCATAACTTTCTATTAAAAAATTATTGGTACTATAAACGATTTTATAAAAATAGCAATATGTTAGCTAGACCAGTTTCCTGCTTTTATGTATGCATAGACATTTCCTAATTTCCAAACACCTGAAGTGTTTTGCAATACATTAAGTTCTTTAACTAATAATATACCAGATCCACCTGCACCTCTGCCTACGGGTGCTCCTCCAGGAGAACCGCCTGCTGCGTCTCCTTTTCCACCACCACCGGTGTTAGCTATGCCGTCTCCGTAAGATAAATTTGCTCCTCCGGCTCCTCCTGCTGGTGACCCAACGCTTCCTGCTGGCGGTCCACCTTGTGGCGGAAATCCACCACCAGATCCTCCTCCAGAATAAGATCCAGATTGTCCAAAATCACTAGGAAATGCAGGTATAGCTTTTCCTGCTCCTCCAGTCGTGCCTGAGCCTCCGCCGCCGGCTCCACCACCGCCACCACCGAGTCCAGTAGAGTCAGGAGTTGTTCCGCCTGCGCCAGAAGTACCAAAACCATATGTTCCAGAATCTCCAGGTTGATTTGGTTGAATACCTGGACCAGGAGGTCCACCGTTTCTTCTTCCACCGCCACCTGATCCACCCGGTGCTCCTTGGTGAGATCCTGTGTTAAAATAACTTCCACCGCCACCACCGCCTTTTGCGACTAGTGCAGTTCCAAAAGATGAATCTATTCCGTTACCACCTTGATCAGTTCCTGGTGCTGTAACAGGGTGGGGAGTAGATGGTCCGCCACCACCACCAATAGTGATTGTAGTAGCTGTTGCAGGTAAAGGATAAGATGAAGGTGTTAAAATAAGACCTCCGCCTCCTCCGCCTCCACCGATTTGTGATCCGCCTTCTCCTCCACCAGCTACAACTAAAACTGTTCCAGTTGTTGCTGATCTATTAAATGTTCCTGATCCTGTAAAATCTGATATTAAAGTTCCTGCAAAAGGAGTTCTATCAACTCCTATAAATCCACCGTTAGACATTATGCTTCCTCCCAAGTATTATTTTCTGTGTTCCAAATGTAATCTTGATCTTCACTTTTTCCATTCCATCTCTGATTAGCTTCATCCCAAGCAGATGCCACATAAATATTTCCATGTATAGAATTAGGTCTTTCAATAGGAGGGTCGTATTGACATGTATCTTCATTAAAAATCCATGAATCAAAATGTTTTACCCCTTCAAATCTATCTTCGGCAGCATTATATGTGCATCCTATACCTGGGTATATTCCTCTATTATTCTTATTATAAGAACATTGTTTCCAATATGTTGTTGAAGGATAACTTCCTCCATAAAGTTCTTTTATGCTTTCGCTTTGAGCATCAGGTGCAGACATTAAATTAGTAACCCAATCTTCAGCACCTTGAGAATAATCACCACCATTAGCATCGACATCTTTATTTCTAATAACGATTACTCTTAAAACTTCGTGTGTGTCTGTTCTAACTTCAGCAAAGTGAGCCATACTCTACGACCCTCCTTAACTTAATTCCTCGTAGTTGATAGTGATAGTTGCATCTGAGTTTGCACTTGCTCCGGCTTCAATGTTATCGCCTTCTTCAAGATACAATGCAGTGTTTTTATCAATAACAACTAGGGTTGCGTCTGCTGGTACAGAAACAGTGCTTGCGATCATTATAGGTGATCCACCAGATTTTGTAATTGCAACAGAAACATCTACTGCAGATGATCCATCAATGTTTGCAATTATTATACTATTAACTTTAAAAACTTTTCCAGAAGAACCTGAGTTAAGTAAAATTTGTGTTGTTAATGTAGTATCTAAAGCTGCTTGAACAGATTTAGCTGTTATCGTTGCTACGTTTACTAGATTTGGTGCTGCCATATTTTATTCTCCTTTTATCTTTTAACCGAAAACTAATGCCATTGCAATAGCTTTTCCTGTGTTTATTGGTGTAGAATCGAACGTTAATTGACCAACTGCCGTCGTTCCTGAACCTGTTATACTATCTACTTTTAAAAATGTTCCTGCTGCTATATTTGCAGTAGGAAATTTAATTTCATACGATTGAGAGCTTGAATGAGGGGGTGATGTAAGCTTTATACCGTGACTGTTATTTTCACAGTTAAGCTGAATTGAACCTGGATTTGTTGCACCCATTGCTTCAATAAGACCAGTTCCTTTTGGTCTTAAACGTAAGTTAAGATTTGAATCATCTCCAACTGCACCAATTTGTGCACCAGCTCCTGTTGCAGCATTTGTAATATCAATATGGTTTACTGCAGATCCAGTTGTTTCAAAAATTAGTTGTTCAGCTCCATTTTCATCTCTGATACCATGAGCATCATCGAAGTCTATCATAAAAGAATTAGTATCTAAGTTACCACCTAATTGTGGTGATGTATCATCTACAACATCTCCACCAAACTCAACCATAGTAATATTTGGATTTGTGCCATCATCAGCTTTTGCATATGCAATTACAGTTTTACCGTTTGGTACTGCAGCCGAAGTTCCTGTTCCTGTAGCATATTTAAATGTTACAACTTGAGAACCTGATGTTGCATTTTTTAAAACGTAAAAATTTTGTACATCAAGAGGAATGGTTACGTTTCTTCCTGCTGTTAATGATCCTGTAAATTCTATAACTCTATGTGAAAGTGTTGCACCTGTTGATCCATCTGAAACTGATAATGTTGTATCTCCTGAATCGGAAACAGCTTGAGTTGTATAACCACCAGTTATTTGTTCAATAATCTGTAAATTAGTATTAGTTTTTGTTCCCCATGTACCAGCGTTTTCACCGGTTGCTTGTAATTCTACCCCTAAAGGTGTGTATGTAGATGCCATAAATTTTTTCTCCTATGCAGCGTCACTATAACTTGTATTTGATCCAGTTGCAACATCCGAATATGTATCATTCGAACCTGTTGAAACATTACTATAAGATGTATTTGATCCAGTGTCAACATCACCGTAAGCAAATATATTTACTGATCCTATGTTAAATGTTGCAGATTGTCCTGTTAATCCAACCTGAATATCAGCTATAGTTACTGAGCCAATACTAGCACTAAATGACTGACCTGTTAATCCTAAAGTCATATCATTAGGGTCCATAGCACCAACACTGCTTGTTAAAGCTAGACCACTAGGTTGAATTAAAGCGCCACCTAAACCTATGATAGATCCTTGACTAAATGTTGCTTCAAGGCCAGAAAGCACCGCAGCATTATTTGGTGCGATAGCTGTTCCTAAAGAAGATGTTAAAGAGAATCCTGTTACGTCAACTTGGTTATCAGAAGAACCTGTTGCAGTTCCTTGACTTAGAGTCATGGACAGTCCAGATATAAGAGCTGTTGCGTTTGGTACAGTTACAGTGCCTTGACTAAATGTTGCTTCAACACCAGTTAAACCTAGTGTCATGTCATTAACTGTAATTGTGCCTAAAGAAAAAGTTGCTGCTATTCCTGTTAAAGAAACATTTGCATCTGCCTCAACTGTTAATGATCCAATACTAGATGTAGTAGAAATTCCTGATGGTTGTACAACTGCTGAGCCTTCAATTGTTGCTGATCCAACTGATGAAGAAAAAGAAACACCGTCTACTGATACGTCTGAACCAAGACCTGTGGTTAAAACAAACTCACCCCATGCACCTTGATCGTATGCATTATTACCCCAACCTTGTGGACCCAAAATTGTTTCAATTTCAAGACCTGTTAAAGTTATCTCTACATCATTAAGATCACTCCACTTACCATCATTCCAAGATTGTGCACCCCAACCTACATTAACAACTGTAGAGCCACCCCATTGAGATTGATCCCAGGTTAACCGGCCCCATCCTGAAGTAACCGACATGGTCGGCCTCCTATGCTAATCTGATTATTGCTGCTGTAGCGTCGTTTGTAGGAAACTCAATTTTAAAAGTTCCATTACTAGCTGTCTTGTCACCACCAAAAGCTATGATAGCAACTGCATCAGTTGTTCCTGATCCACCAGCTGTTGTAGTATTATATATCATTGCACCATTTGCTGTGAAAGAAGCTGAAGTATATGTTACATCACCAAAATCTGTAAAAGCAGTAGTTCCT